AGTAGAGGAGGGATCTTTGACTTCAGTAGAGGGATCTGTGACTTCAGTAGAGGGATCTGTGACTTCAGTAGAGGAGGGATCTTTGACTTCAGTAGAGGGATCTGTGACTTCAGTGGTGGCTGCAACTGGACCACCGATGTTTTCATAAATTGCAAGTTTTTTGTTTCCGTCTTTTAATGCTTCATTTACTTGATCCTTAGTTGCATCTGCAGTTGTTACAATAGGTCCATTAACAAAACTAGCCATCTTCTATATACATTATCCTCATAAAATTAATTGCCTAGAACTAGCTAAATCATCTTTGCGCAAATACTCACAAATTTTCAAATACTTTTGTCCATTCTCCGTTTTGTCCATTTTAACAATCTCATCGCACATAGTCAATGCGAGCGACGGTCTATTCAAATGAACCAAATAAATGAACGCCAGCTTCTCATAAAATGCAATTCGTTTATTGCTAAAATCATACAAATTCAATTCATAAATACATTTATTCAAATATTTTGCACATTCAGAATAATCGCCCATCTTGTAATAAAGGTCGCCCAACAGTTTGTAGCATTCAAACAATTTGTTATGCAATGCCAAATCCTTTTTTACAGCAAAATAGATGTCCATGGCAAAATTCAATGCCAAAAACGCTTTATCTCTTGCTAAATAATTCTCGGCGGATTTCAAATAATGGTCTGCGGATTTCAACGGTTCTCCTAGGATACCATATAGATAGCCGATTTCCATGTAATATCCTCCTACTGCATCAGGATCAAAACTCACATCAATCGCCTTTTCATATAAATGGATGGCGCGTATAATCTTCACTTTTCTAAAGGCGAATCCGAAGGGACTTAGGAGGAAATCCAACCGTTCAAGGTAGCTTTCAGAGGACATGAGATCGGTGGCTTGTTTAACATAAATTTGGTCCATGGTTGAATATAATATAAAAATCTTTATAAGTTTTTATGCCTGTGTAAAAATTCTGTGCGCGTTTTAAAGAAAAATAAAAAATAGGGCAATAGAGAAAATGCCAAAATACATAATGGCAAATGTGCGAATTCCTGTTGAAATCGGCCGATCCGGGAAATTCACATTGATGAACAAATATACAAAAATAGAAATAACGGATTTAGAATTTTTGCCGCCGGAAGAAGAGGAATTGCTAAATGAAAAAATCACGGAATATTTGGCGACAAAAAAAGAAAAAGAGGAATTTGAAATGAGAGAGGCGCAAAAAAAAATAGATGAAATTCGCCTACAACAAATGGAGAATGAGAGAATTCAAAGAGAGGAGTTTGAGAATTACAAAAGAGACAAAGAAGAATTTGAAAAAATGAAATTGGCAGAATTAGAAAAAATTAAAAAGGAAAAAGAGGACTTTAAGAAATACAAGGTTGAACAAATAGAGACGGAAGAGAAGTTTTTAAAAATTAGCAAAAATGACATAAAAATGAGAAAACACACGGGCGTTGTTTCATTTAAAAATTTAAAAAGCTCCGGATCAGGAACATATACTAAAAAAAATTATGACCAAGCCTGTCTGTGAGCTTCGCTCATTATGACCAAGCCTGTCTGTGAGCTTCGCTCATTATGACCAAGCCGGTCTTTCACCTCTATGAATTACCAGTGGATCCGGCATATAGACACATTTGTCAAACATATTAAGCGATTTTAAATATTTAACATCCGGTGTTTCTTGTGTGCCCGGATTTACCATATTGGCGCTTCCAGTGCCTCGCAAATAGTTTTCAATGGCAAGGCCATTGTTTGCTAAATCAAGGACATGGATCTTAGCGCCAATTAGTCCATTTCCTGGCAGCCATGTGGTTTCCGGTTTTCTTATGTAATTATCAGGATTGCTGAAATAATCACGATGATTTGTGTTGAATTCCTGTTCTTTTTCGTAGTCTCCGCGATTGGCTTTTTTGCGAGTGTCGGTCATTTGCACAAATATATAATTGATAAAGATGATTATCTCTGCAATTTAGCATAAATTAATGCCGCCGCTTCACTTGTGGTCTCGGAAAACATGAATTTGTCTTCTAAAGACGCCTTCATAAATGCAGAGAGACAATCATAGAATTTGTCGGCATAATCATAGGCAAAAAGGACGCAGACGCCAATGTGCGGATCGGTTGCAAACATGAATCCTGCAGCAGTTTCATAGATACGTTTAAAGAAGTGATGCTCTCTGGTTTCGGAGTAAATTTTGTCTAAATTGGCATTGACGGCGGGACTCGTGAAAAAATCATCGGTTTCGGATATATTGAATATTTTACAAATGACATCGCGATACTGGTCATCATCATCATACGTAATTTTTCCTAAATCAAGATTCATTTAATATAGATAATAAACCAACAATTGTTATCTATATATGTTTTTTTATTTAATTCTTTCGGGATCTCTTAGATCTGCGAGACTTGCCACCCTTTGCAAGGTTACGTCTAGATCTGGAAGACTTGCGAGAAGATCTGGAAGACCTAGAAGATCTGCGTCTTCGGCCGCCAGTAGTAGCATGAGTAGAAGTACCAAACATAGAAAAAGGAGAAGGAGGAGAAGAAGAAGAAGAAGAAGACTCAGTCATTTGTTTTATATACTAATCAAAGAAAAAAATAAACGAATAATTTATACCTTTGCGTATTCTAAATACGCATGGAATGGTCACTTTAAAAAGATTTGTTATTGGGCAAATGGTTAGACAATTCCCTAGTGGCAGAGCCGCCTCTGATCCATCCGTCTAAAGCCGCCTCCTGAACCAAAAATTTAGGGTTAGTGATGGTATCCTTGATGCTGTCCATGAGAGGATACATCTGGTTGTTAATGAAAGACTGTTCCGAAATAGTGGAAACACTCTTCTTATTGGTGATCACGTCCCCTTGTTTGAGTTGCGATTCAAGCGTGGTGTCGCAACTGCCTCTTCCTAAATATGGCACAGTCAAAAACGGTCTTTGTTGTAATGACAATTTCTCTAAAGATCGTTCATTCTTGTGTTTTATTCTCAAACTAGAATCCACATCAATATTAGAGGAATTGAATCCAATTCCAGAAGCCCCCTTAAAAGTAATGCCGGGTTGCGACGTGGCAAAATTCACATAATCATCGCTCTTATTTTCGCTAAAATAGGAAGTGAGCAAATAGTTATTGTATCGGGAACTCATCATGTTCTGTTGAGTTTTGTCAACATTGTCGGCGCGAATGCGGCCAGTGCTATTAAATGTGTAAGGATAAAGAGACGCCATTTGTAAGTCTAAGATATATAGATTGCAGAGAATAATTTATCTAATAATTGTTGTATCTAGAATTTTGTTTGGCACAAGCAAAAGCGTTACCTTCCTTGCATGATATCATGCTTCCATAGCAAAATTCACTAAACGATGCTTGATCATTGGGAATAGTTGTGCTGGCGGTAGAATAAAACGGCTGCAATGATTGTTCAAACATGTATTGATCACCTAAATCCTTGAACAATTTGTCGGCAATGTCAGCATTGCCTGGATTCGCGTTTTTGACCATTTCTTTGGCTTGTGTCACGATGTCTGCGGCGACGGATTCGTTATAGGCCGGCGGAGCCGGCTTTCTCTTCGGGTTATAAATATAATCGGTCACCAATACATTGCCCAGCGGATTGTTGGGCGACGGTTTCTGGTAAATATTCTGGAAGCCAGCTTCTCTAATTTCTACTAAATCACTTGCCGGCCCAGACATATTAAAACCTTCAGACGGTTTTGACTTATATTGATGAAGCATGTATATGAAAAACATGGAAATCGTGCCAACAATAAGTATTTGCAGCTTTTGTGTGTAAGCAAATGTGATGATGGTCATAAGAATAATCACGCGAGTAATTGCGTTGAGTTTTTGCGTAAATGTCATGTCTTCAACCGGGAAAAACTCAAGAATATGTTCTTTGTTCAAAAGCACATTAGGATTTGTACTCCAAAAAGGTATGGCATCTTCTGCATCTTTATCTTTGTCTAAGTCTGCATTTTTTTGTGTCAGTTCAAGAGGAGGGATTTCCAATGTTTCATTGCCGTCTTTTGTTTTTAAAAAATTAATTGCATCGGATTCTGTGGCCATCATATAATACATAATCTGAAAAGAAATCATCTAAACCTGCGAAGAATTAAATCCGCGTCAAGCAAGCGGCGGATTTACATTCTTCTTGGTTCGTGACCGATAACGATTTAATCCTAGCACAGAGAAATCAGAGATTTCTCCACGTGTAACCGGAGAGAAATCATAGATTTTTCCAAGTGTAACCGCCGTAGGCGGTTATTCCAAAGGTGCGGATTGAAATCTTCATCGGTTTAAATATAATTTGATGAATTCAAGTGGGCAATATGCGACAAATTGTGAAAATGTGCTTGACCCGCATTGTCATATGTGGTTTTGCCATCCTCTATTGCCAGCATGGGATACACAATGCGTCGCTCGCCTTCTTGCGTAATGGTCCAATCAGCACTAAAATGTACATTGGGATTTGCCTCCGGACATGAATATTTATCAATTATGTATTTGGCGTGTTTTCGCGTCATCATGTACATCTGGGTGCCCCATATTGTTTCGGGCGCGTATCCATAATATCTGTATGTGGTGCTTTCATACAAGGAATGCAAAGTTGCGGGAAATCCGTTATGAAAATCGCCCACAACTATATGGCTGATGAGATAACCGAGCAATACAATATCTAGATTCTGTTTTTCAAAGTCGCGGACAATATGGTTAAGGCGGGGTAAAAAATCGGCGTCAATCATGATATCGTCTTCGCAAAAAATGCCGTATGGCGCTGAGTCGTTTTCCAGGAAATTGCGGATCATGTCTAGATGGCCATACATGCATGAATGGCATTTTTTTGTGTGGTCGCATGAGACAGTAATGCGCGGATCGGACAAGGGCACTCCTGCCGACATTTTATAATTGCTGATTCCTACGGTTTTGAACCTAGATTCCATGGATACTTTTCTTGTGAGATTGTTGAAATTCAAACAGTAGATTGGAATTGACATTATTATTTGTAGAATAAATAATAATGATTTGTGTTTTTATATTGATTGGCCGTTTACCGATAATATTTGTGGACCTTTGGTAAAGCATCTAAAGATGCGACAGTTCCTTCGGAACTCAAAGCCTTATGACTTCGTACTGGAAAATATTAATATTGCCTAGCTAAAGCTAGGGTATTATCTATAGTATTTATGTTGCCTGCGGCAACAGGGATATTATAGGTCCAATTACCGATAATATTTGTGGACCTTTGGTAAAGCATCTAAAGATGCGACAGTTCCTTCGGAACTCAAAGCCTTATGACTTCGTACTGGAAAATATTAATATTG